ATGTTGGGCCTCACGGTATCCAACTCATCTTAAGATGACTTGACTATATCCAAATGGACACTATATATATAAAATTATGGTAAAATATATATAATTAAGGTTTAACCTATATTTTAAACTCTCACCTAGCGTTGTTCATGAGCCGAAATTGGAACCAAATAGGCCCGTTTCACTCCGTTCACATCGGTAATATTGTAATTTTGAGATGTCTCATCTGTTGGTTTGGAGTCAAATCTAGACACATATTGAGAAATTTCATATGTACTGCTAGTAGAAGGCATTTGTATAATATAAATTGCAGGAATATCACCACATTTTGTATTATACACAGGCCCCACCTGAGCAACATAATATCTAAAAGTCTTAATATTAGGACTAAAATAATTTGAATTCAAACACCACCAGAGAGCATTATCTGCTGGTTTCTTTCCATCGCACCACCAATTAATCAAATCACTTTGATTCAAACGAGAAGCAGGTGGTGTAAAAGCTGTAATGTCTCTGACAGAAGCCTCCAACTGAGGAGTTCCTACTAACCAACCGAATGTGAAATCATCTGAACCAGCACGCAAAACCTTAGCTGAAGCTGTTGCTGAACTACTAACTTGCAAACCCAAATATTCTTTGTCATTGGTCAATGAAATTGCTAATTTACGATATTGACAGTAATAGGGCACTGTTACCTCATGCACAGGATTCAGAGCTGGATATGTTATGTGTGTTGGGCCTTGATCGGCCACAGTTTGAGTTTCACCACTCTGTATTAACGTGGACTGAACAAATGGTAAAGAACCACCATCATTCCCAACGTTCGTCATAAAAAATTTAAAACGAACGCCACCACGGAAAAACCGATAAATGTAACTCAAATAAGAAACATAATCATAACCCTGCTCCGTATCACTCTGTACATTTATAGTAATTGGCTGACTTGGCGTTAAAGAAAATGTATTTAATAAAGATCTAAAACATCGAAGTAAAATTCTAAAATTTATAACCTGTTCTCCTCCAGAACGGAGGAGAGCTGCTTGATTTTGAATTGGTGCACTACTAGAATCAAAAAATGTAACTTCATTTCCATTAGCCTTATTTGAAATATTTATTTGCATTTGCACAAACCTTCGCTTAACTACAGTTTCATCATTTGCAGAATTAATATCAAAAATCTTTGGATAATTATTTCTACCAGGTTTTGGGCACATTAGTTCAACATCCTCTGCCCATTTCCAAACGACTACTTTTACAGTATCGCTCACTGTGGGTGGGGCCAAAAGCTTCGTTATTGGCCGAATAAACAACGCTCCTACCAATGTGTTTTCAAAATCATATTCGTTCCAATCGGACGTTGTACTATTGTACAACCCTTTTGTACTCAAAAATGCTTTTGAAGACACATATGGTATCTTAACTGTAATTTCCGTATCATTAGTTATATCTAAAATATACTTATAATTATTTGTAGAATCTAAAGAAGCCACACGAGCATCATCTACAAGTGGTTTATCGTTCTCCTTTCTCGGGTACATTCCTGGATTAAAAAAAATTTCTAATCTACCAGTATGAAAAGCAGTCTTCACTACACTAATCTTAAAGCAAATAGTCGCTCGCCAATAAGTGAAAAGTGAGGACACAAATTCACATGGTACTGTATCAGACAAAACATAAGTTTTATTTCCTATATCAAATTCTGCTTCCGAGGTGGGTCCAATAGTTACCACCTGTGTTCCTTGACCGTATGAATTCGCTAATTTTGCATCCTTGCCATTTGCAAGGGGACTGAATAATGTTGAATTTGTAGACCAATCTACCACCGTTTTAACTCCGGGATTTGCACACACATAAGAGACATCCATCTCATCCAGAGCTGAAGGGAAAATTTCCGCTGGCGCACCCAACTCATTTTGAGTTGAAAGTGCCAATGGAACACCCATATCAACTCCTTTATAATGAGTGTAGCCCATCCCGGGGACGTTAATTAAGGGACAAACTGCTTCCTGATAAGTAGGTTTGCTCCAGCCAAATAGTGATGCCACTTTCTTGATGGCATCAGCTACCCAGCCGACTGCATCTGCTACTTTCTTGCCAACTTCTCCAACTATTGGGATTTTATCTATAAAACCCCCCACACCACGAGCTATATCACCAACTTTACTAGCGATATCCTCTATCGGTCCTGGTCCAGCCTCCTTTGCCACTTGCATTTCAACGTCTTTAGGAATTGAATTCATAATATAGTCATAAATGGGCTTGTTTGTCTTCTTTAACTTCTCCAGTTGTCTCATTTTCCTGATCCGTTCCTTATCATTGTCAGACACGTCAGCTTTAACATACCTGACAATTTCCTTAACAGCTGGACTAACAGCGATAGAATCAAATGTTGGTATCACCAATTCAATATTTGAAAACCATGCAAACACCGATATATCTACTATAGTAGTTGTACCAGATTCCGGACCTAAAAGGTCCGTTATGGCGAACAAATAAAGCGTCACGTAATCGTCAACATCTCTAGTCAAATCATATGCTTCACGATATGATGCATATGGTACGACTATTTCCACCGTGTTATCCAACTGTACATCAATTTCCACACCTGGATAGGCTGTAACACCCGCCCTAGATGTATAACGCTGTTGTCTTTGTTTAGAAATCTTGTCTTCATAAGGGGAATATGTCAAAAACAATCTTCCCGCCACAAAGGGATTCGCATTCAACACTAACTTTATATTTACGTCTGCACGAAAATATTTAAAATTTTGTAACTTTTGATCTTTTCCTCCAATTTTCATTATATCAGATGGCAATTGCCAAGATTTAATGGGAACTTGAGGATTCTTAACATCTGTCACAAAAGGTTTAAGTGCTATGCTGTCATCTCCAGTGGCAGTTGTAAGTTCAAATTGCGCCAAGCGAACGGGGCGCTCCAAAAACTGTATAATACTGTGCGTATCATCCATGTTCCCAGTTGCTGCAGTGTTTTGAGCCATGGGGGTAGAGTACCTATTTGGAGCTTCCACGTCATGAAAGGTTGTAATTTGGACTTTTTCAAGATTGTTCTCGCTCGATGTCGTCGACAGTCCTGTATTTGTAAGGGAAGAAGTCTCTCCTTCTGTTTGCGGCGAAATATCAGCAGGTTTGGTCTTTCGGTTCCTGAAGAATAAATTCCTCAGTGTAACAGCAACCCAATGTTACTGAACCTATCTCTTTGAGGATTTGGTGGGGCTGCCACCGAGGCTCCTCACCCTAAATAGGGCACCTCATCCTAATTCTAAGCCTTACTGCGTGGTTTAAGAGAAATTTCCCACGCAGATGGGTAACCAGAGAATTAGTTTGTATAATATTCGATGTACCTTTTCATAGCATATCCATCATAAGTATTGCACTCAAGCATGTCACCAGTCTCATTATAAAAGGCTTTCATGATAATTTTAGACCATTTATCAAAGATGTTTCTAGGGTGCATGGAGAGCTCCATTATAGCATTTTCACAATTAACTTGCGTACCTTCTTTAATATCGAGAGTTCCTCGACACCAATTGGGCATTTCAAGAATTGTGTCCATAGCCAAGGGAGCTTCCCATACTTTCCTTTCCTCATCATATCTAAACTGACGCTTTAAGTACGCAACCTCTGATAGTTCACGCCATTTTGGTACATCTCCGCTCATTGTCTTTGCTTCGTCCGTATATGTAAAGCCAAGTCGAGCGTACGCCTGTGTGATAGTCTCCATATTAAACCACTCACACACAGCATCCGAGAAATTAACCACATTGTCATCACCATATGAAACCATCGAAACAAATTTCGAAAAATCTTCCAAGCGTAGTGACAAGCCTGCTTTCATTGCACACAATTCAAAGACCATTCGCATGGACATTGAATTCACAAAGCAATTCAGCGGGGTTGTGGCTGGATTTCCAGAAGGCTGTGAATGAGTAGTCATATATATGTTATCACCACACAAGTGCACACTATTAATAACATCTGTTAGGAGAACTTTTCGTATCAATGCATTCTCAGCTCCATCATCATAGAATTCATTAGCTAAATCAGCAAACTTTTCCATAATACAAGAGTTGAGACTACCATCAAACGTCGAAAAATCTCCAGCTATAACTTTTTTGCCTTTTTCTGTTAATTTTAGTGTTATCTTTTTCC